CCGTTGGTCCAGCAACGGTGGATGCGGCACCCGTAGGCCCCGTGGGTCCAGCAGCGCCAGCAGTTCCATTTGCGCCTGTGGGCCCAGTGGGTCCGACATCGCCTTGGGTTCCTTGAATGCCTTGAACACCTTGCGGCCCCGTGGGTCCAGCAACGCCCTGAATTCCTTGCGGTCCGGTGGGCCCGGTAGCGCCGACTGCGCCTGTAGCGCCAGTGCTTCCTGTGGGGCCAGTGGGTCCCGCATTTCCTTGAATTCCTTGCGGTCCGGTGGGTCCGACATTACCTTGACTGCCTGTAGGCCCGGTGGGCCCGATATCGCCTTGTATGCCCTGAATTCCCTGCGGTCCCGTGGGGCCCGTAGTTCCAGCAATGCCCTGACTTCCGGTGGGCCCCGTAGGTCCAACATCGCCTTGAATGCCTTGACTTCCAGTGGGCCCCGTAGGTCCAACATCGCCTTGAATGCCTTGACTTCCAGTGGGCCCGGTGGGTCCGACTTCACCTTGAATTCCCTGAATTCCTTGTACGCCTTGTACGCCTTGCGGTCCTGTGGGTCCGACACTTCCAACGCTTCCTGTGGGACCCGTGGGGCCGACATTACCTTGATTTCCCGTAGGCCCGGTAGGACCGACACTGCCTGTGGGTCCAGCATTTCCTTGGGGACCCGTGGGTCCAGCTTGTGTGTATGTTGCTTGTACAGCAGTAAACACCACAGAAGGAATCCGTGGACTAATAGGCGTTGTTCCTGCTGGTGTTGTAGTCAATGAAACTTGTGTGCTGGTTGTTGCCCAAACAAGTTCAACAAAATCACCAGCAACAAATGGCAATACAAAATTAACTGTGCCAATGACGTTTCCGGGTGTGCCGCCATGACTATTAATAATGCTGAATTTGCTATCAGTATCAGGCAAATCACCAGTGCTGCCAGAATCGTTTTTACGCAACCAGACGTTAGCATCATGAATTTGCGTATCAGTATTGGTAAACTGAATTGAGAATGTCAGGCTATAAACGCCATCATGTGCAAACGTCACACGGCTACCAGAAACAATGCTTACGCCATTATTGGCAGAATCAGCACTGTTTAAAGTAATTGAATAAGGCGTATTGATTGCGGCAGCAGTTTGAGTTGTGGTATCCCAAAAAGAACCCCAATAAGCCACGGCACCACCAGCGCCGGGTGCGCCTTGTGGACCTGTTGCACCCGTGGGACCAGTAACAGATGGGCCGGTGGGCCCGACAACACCTGTGGGGCCCGTGGGTCCAGCATTTCCAGTATTGCCTTGCGGTCCCGTGGGTCCGACATTTCCTTGAATACCCTGAACGCCTTGTACGCCTGTAGGTCCAACATCGCCTTGAATGCCCTGAACGCCTTGCGGCCCCGTAGGGCCCGTGGGTCCAGCTACAGTGGAATCTGCGCCCGTAGGTCCGGTAGCGCCCGTGGGTCCAATATTTCCTTGTGCGCCTTGACTTCCGGTGGGCCCTGTGGGTCCAGCATTTCCCTGAATGCCTTGACTCCCTGTGGGTCCGGTGGCTCCAACCGCGCCTTGACTGCCTGTCGGACCCGTAGGTCCGATAGCGCCTGTAGCGCCAACACTACCTGTAGGCCCCGTAGCACCGACTGCGCCTTGACTTCCGGTGGGCCCTGCAATTCCTTGTATTCCTTGTTCGCCTTGAATGCCTTGAACGCCTTGTGGGCCAGTGGGCCCGTGATCGCCCTGAACGCCTTGCGGTCCCGTGGGTCCGATATTACCTGTAGGCCCGGTACTTCCTGTAGGTCCAACAATCGGGCCAGCATCAACCCAATCTGTACCAGACCATGAATAAAGATGCCCATTAGAAGTGACAATATAAGAATCACCGGGGGCATTGCCAGAAGAAGGCAAATCGCCAACTGTGGCAACAGTTCCCTTGATTGCGACACCTTGCCCTTGTGCGCCAGTTGGTCCGGTAGCGCCCGTGGGACCCGTGGGCCCACCATAAGGGCCTGTTGGGCCCGTTGGCCCGACAACGCCACGATCAACCCTAGCCTCTACGCGAGGCTGTGGGACAACTTCAAGAGTGACGTTGTTACCGTCAAGAACGGTGACTTTTAAATTGCTCATAGCACGATCACCCCATCAGAACGCACGATGAACAACAGGAAAATAATCATGTCATCTGCTGGAGTGCCGCCAGATGCAGGGAAAGAGACTTTGACGCGACCAGAATAACCAACCGGGTTCTGAGCATTGATTTCAAGTTCAGGGTCTGTACTCATTAGCGACCATGCGCCAGCATCAATCACTAGCGTGCAAGTGCCAGCAACAGCACTGACGTTTGTAATTGTCAGAGGAATTGCAGCAGGGGTCGGGGAATAATCAGCAATATCAAACGTCAACCCGTTGCGGGTATCCACAATGTTTGATAATTCTCGACGCACAATTTGTGCGTCCAAGGTTGCGCCAGTCAAATCAACTGGCAAACCATTGCTGGTAAAAGACAGGTTCCAATAGGTTTGTTGATCCCAAACCAGTTCACCCGCAAGAATCGGGTTATCAAATCCGCTTACTTGTGCAAGCGTATTCTTATTAAAGATCGCCATGTCAGTTCCCTGTACACAGTTAGAACATCCGTGATTCTCACGGTCCAATGGTGTCTTGTTTTATCAAATATTATGCCCTAGCCCTAATTCTGTCAATATAAGGCCACAAATCATCCAAAGAAAAAGAACCGTTTGGATATTGGTACATCAAATCGCTGAAATCTGTATTTGCAGGACGAATGACAGCACCAGTTTCTTTGTTCAAAACTTCTGATGCATCCATGATTCTGACAACTTCATAGACTTGAGAATCGTCAAACTTAAAAGTGCCATCAACTTCTGAGCCAACACCAATCAAGACTTGAACATATACCCCAACTTGAAAATCAACAGATTGAATAGCCTCTGTAATTGTTTTTTCAGGAATTGTAATTGTTCGCATGTTTTCTCCTTAAACGTATCCGGGCAAATACACTGTCGCCCCATCATTTGTTGAGATCAAAATCCAAGCAGCCCTTGTGGTCGGATTGCTTGGCGCTCCAGTATTGTTGACGTAATAAATGTACTTTCCATTGGTAGTGCCGCTGGCAATATTCACCAAATCGGTTGCATTTTTCCCATCCAACAAATCAGCATTCAAGTTGGTGTTGACCGTTCCATTGCTGACTGGCACTTGACCAGAAGAATTGCCAGCATGATAACCATCTACCCTGTCGGAGTTTGTGGCTGTATCGCCAGCACCAAGGAACGCAGAGGCATGATTGCCATCCAGCAAATCAGCGTTCAAGTTAGATACAAGAACCGTGCTTGTAATCTGCATTTTCCCGGCAACATACAAAGCTGTTCCAGTGCCGCCATGCGCTGCGTAAACGCCATAGGAAGCATTGTTGGATGAATAACCATAAAGGCCAGAATAGGTCGTGCCTGAATCAGTCCAACCAACTAAGCCAAAACCATAAGCATTGTTTGAATAAAACACTCCACCGAAATCAGCGCCTCCAGAACCATTCGCATCAATAGATGTATACCCATAAGAACTAAGAGTGTCTGAGCCATCTACTTTTACAACGCCACGAGCATAAAAAGCATTGGCAAACATTCCACCGTTTGTGCGGCTGATGTAATAACCAGTTGTGCCCCATGAAGCAATATTGGATGCTACAGGTGGAACTGAGCCATTCCAGTTATCGGATTCAATGTCTTGGAAAATGCTTGCAGCAATTGGGCCTGTCCAAGCAGTCGTATTTGGTGCAACACCATCAATGGTTGTAGAGGCATTGCTGTTATATCGACCTTGGATGTACCACATGACTTGACCGACACTGACGGAAGGAGCAGTAGCCGACCATCCTGTTGGCAACGCCGATCCAGTTGTAGGTGTTGTGAATGTAGGGGTGGAAGCAGATTGACTTTGAACTTTATACGCATTGATAAATGTCAAGCCATTAACACCAGATGTTCCAGAACTACCTGTGGCTCCGGTTGCCCCCGTTGGGCCTGTAATAGATGCGCCTGTTGGACCAGTCGGGCCGGTTGGCTGAATTGGTGTCCATGTAAAAGATGCGCTGATTGAACTGCGTGTAGATTTTGCAATGTCATTGCCAACCACGTAACTGAAGTAATACGTGGCACTTGTGCTTGCGCCCGTGGGCAAAACTTGATTGGCAAACACATAAGTTGTGCTTGGCGTAACAGGCGTTCCATCAATAGTGCTGGCTGTGGAAAGCAGCTTCCAATCCGATGAAGTAGGGATTGCTGCGGTTGTGTAATACAACTCGGAATATGTCACCCTTCCAGTTGCGGGAATAGTGATTGATACATTGAAATTGGGGATAGCACTAGAAGGATTGCTTGCAGATACCGTAGGCGCAGACAATGGGCTGAAATATGAAACGCTTGGCAGACTGCTGTTAGGAACTGGCGTGTATTGCGTGATGTTGAAATCGTCATAAACGCCTGCGCTGTACTCTGACATTTCCAGACGCGCACCCAAAGTCCCATCAGGCAAAGATGCCTCATTGACTTTGACAACCCTAAACAGCTTATTAGTCCAGCCGTAATCCGAATTAGTGACACTTACAACTGCTCCAGCATCAACTTGAATGCCGTAATAGGTCGTATTGAAACTGACAATCAAATCTTCTCTAGCTTGCTCAAGAATCCTATTGGCAAGATATTGTGATTGCACAGATTCATTGACCAAATCATAAGTAGCACTGTATTTGTTAACCGGCTCATTTGGATATAGCAAACCAGATGGCGTTGCAAGATTGACGTAATCAGGTTGGTCACGATTGTTCTTGTTTGGAAACTTGGCTTCAACCTGATTGATAGACTGCGTAATGTCTGTAGCACTTACGCGAATGTCTCCAATGATGTTATTGTCATTGAATGCATATGTTGCGCTTTCTGCTTTGTTGATGACAATAGACCATTGACCAAGTGCAGCGTTATAGGCCATCCAGCTATCACAGCAAGTCATAATCTTGTCTAGATTGCTGAGAACCGTCTGTCCCGCATCAATCACACCATTGATGCGATATCGAGGCTGCGTAGATGGACTTCCTGTGTAAGTTTCAAATGTAATGACTTCATCTGAATACGTGTTCAACGAAGTCACAGATGTTGAATCAACAAATGCACTATCTACAGCGCCGCCGTATTGATCGTTTGTGATGTAGTCATACCAAACATCACCGGGTTTTGCTACACCAGCGCCATTTAAATATTGGCTTGCATGAAAAGTAATTGGTGAAAGGCTAGTAGTGCCAGCATCAGCGTTGTAATTTAGTTTGACAATAGCAAAAGCCAAACCATTCATTTGCCGACCAGAAGAAGGCCAACGCAATGACACATCAATATCAGAACCACCCATTACAACATTTGGTGCTGATGCCCCATTCAAAGATGTAATGGTTCCGCTGGCAGATGACTTGTACAAATTGATGTACAAGTTGCCACTGATTTTTGTGTCTACGTTTCCAGCTTCATCTGTTAAACTGACAACTTTGGTCTGGTCTGTTCCATCAAATGTAATTAACCGATCACCATAATAAAACTTGGTAGTATCAAAAGTAAATTGACCGTTAGGGCTGATACAAGAAACAGCCATGACGTAATACATTGTCTTTTGGTTTGTGGTCAACACCGCATCCACAAATGTGCCGCCCAAATAAGCGTCACCATAAACGATTGGAATAGCATTTACGTTAGATGGAGGAACTTGCTGGCGTGTTCCATTGTCTTGTGGGCCTTGCTGACTTTGCCCAAAAACTCGGGTCACAATCATTGAAACAGCAAAGTTCACAGCAAATGTTGCCGCTGCTGTAGAAAACCCTATTGTCTCCAACGCCAAAATGATAGACGTAACCATTTTTATTCCCTAACAAAAGATGCGCCCAATGCCTTGTACCCGCGCTTGGTGTAGTCAATCAAAGGGCCATTTGCTGAAATGCTTGTGACAACAAAATCAATGTCGCCAGCTTTAAGCATCGCTTTAGCCCTGTCATCAAATGCTTTCCATAGCCTTCCACCAACAGTTCCGTTTCTGTGTTCAGGCTCAACCCACCACAACAATTCATTTAATTCCTTCACTTTTGGTGCCCAAATGTTGCCTTGTTTAATTGCCACAATTGCGCCACGCATGTGTTCATCAATGTAGATAAAACCTCGGCCAGCAATGATGCTGAACAACAATTCCTCCACATATTTTGGGAAATGATTGTGTTGTCTGCCAAGAACCTTGATTGGATTTTCGTAGGCATATGCTTCAACGATTTCCAATAGTCTTGGGATGTCATATCTTGTTGCTAGTCTTATCATCCAGCGCCGCCTATAGATGTTGGCTCAAAAGTTGTATCTGTTGCTTGTGTTTCAACTTGTGGTGGTTTGCCAAAATCAAAATATGTGTTTGAAATTGTCGCAACTCTATCCATGCTGGTATCGCTAGGATAAAAAAATTGCCAATTGCTTTGGTTTGTTTTCAGACCACCTAAACGATTTTCTAAAATGCGACGCATTGAAGAACAAGCAATTGAACATGTGGCAATCCTTGTTCGTGCTTCAATGTTGAAATCTTCAGTAATTGAAACGCTACTAATGATGCCTTGATAGCGTTTAAAGAATTGTGTAGTCGGGGTTGTGATGATCTGGTTATCAGAATCAAGAAATCCTCGCCACACCTCAACCAACGAACCTTTAATTTCGCTGCCAAGAATGATGCCAACGTTAGTTGGGTCAATTCCTGTTAAAGCAATCGTCATGTCATCGCTGGTTGCCCTCATATCTCTTTGGACATCGCCAACCGAAAGTAAAGCCCCAAGATTGCTAAATGTGATGCCGCTAACCGTCACAGGAGCAGCAGCATTGCAAAAGGTGTAAACCGTAGCGGCTGTGCCAACCGTCATACGGACAAATTCAGCATGTCTAATGCTGGCGCTGTTTACGGCGTTGATTGTTGTCATGTGATGTACTCCCGGAAAACAAATGCATCATCCCATTGGACAAAAGCACCATTTGTCATTGGGTTAAGAGTATAAGTTGGGCAGCGTTCGGCAACAACATTGAACGAACAATCATTGCCAACATATACCGTTGCGCCAGATGCAGGTGTTCCGATCAATGGCCTATGAATAGGCACAGAAGCCACTCCAGTGCCTCTTAGAACGTCTTGCGTTACTTTGTATGTATACCCACCAACCATGCAGAAATCACCGGCCTTAAAAGCGTATCCAGCGCCACTGGTAACGTTCATGGATAGTGTCTGCGTGTTAGGCGTAGGGGTTGAAGCCAAAGTAAAAACAGGGGCCACAACATCACCTTGGTATTTGGTAAACCAAGACAGATTGCTGCTATTGAAAATAATGGTTTCAGGCAGTTGACGGTCTTTGTTATCAATGGTCTGAATAATGTCGCGCACTTGCGGGTAATACAAATAGTTGTGAGGCATCACAGTAAAAACCCAAGGCACAGCAGTCAGGTACTGAGCCACTGTAATGTATCCAGACCTAGCAACCTGTTGTCCAACAACTCTGCGGTTGTTAACCGTCATAAATTGCTGAATTTCAAATATTGTTTGAAAAGACATTATGCGCGCCTCCCATTAGATGCAAGCGTTTTGTTTGCATAAGTGTTTGCAGCCCAAATCGTGTTGGAACTTTCAAGCAAACGCTGTTCAAACGATTTGGCATCAATTGCATTGATATATGTGTTATTCACAGTAGTGCCGCCCAAAGCGCCAGCAAGTTGATTGTTGGGAATGATTGTTCCCGCTGTTTTTGGAACAAACAATTCCGGGCCACGCTCACCAACCAGACTAACTTGACCAACTGGAGGGTTGCCACCATCAGCGTAACCGCCACCCGGCTGCATTGGAATGACAGTGTTTGCGTTATACGGCACCAGCATATTCTTGAAAAAACTTCCAAAAATTTGCGTCATCTGTGCGCGTAATTGAATTCGAATCAAGTCTTGAATGATACTTTTTGTCAAATCCTTGAATGACAATTTGCCTGTTTGCACAAATCTATCCAATGCGCTTTCCATGCTTGCCATAACGGACGTAAACATTTCTGCGCCCAACTCCAATTGTGTTTTCATAGAGTTGACGTATTCAACCATTTTGTCTTTTGCGCCTTTAAGCAAATCACCTTCACGCGCTTCTTTAGTCAAACGGTTGCGCTCTTTAGCCAACTCAATGGCTTTTTCTGCAAGTTCATTTTCTTTCTTAATTCTTTCTTCACGATCAGACGCAAACAAACTCATGTCTTGTTGAAGTTTGTAAATATTCTCAGAACGCTGCGCCTCAATTTTTACAAGTTCAGTTGCAAGTGCATTGTCTTCCTGACGGTTGTATTTGGCTTGCAAGTTGATTTTGAAAATGTCTTGTTCCTTTTGCAAAGTTGTTTCAACCAAGTGCTGACGTTCTTCATACATTTGGTTGTTCTTTTGGAACATCGCCATTTCGCGCATTTTTTCATCAAATACGCGCTGTCTTTCCCGGCGCATTCTTTCGGCATCTTTATCAATGCCCGGTGTTACAAATCGACTACCAACTGCGCTTGCAGGCTTTCCTTCAGGTGTGCTGGACGCGCCGCCACCTTCCATAATTTTTTTCTGGAATTCATCCAAACGTCGCCTAGATTCTTCAGCTTCTTTGACATATTGGCTCCACTTGCCTTCAACATCAGTGCCGGGAATAAAGGACTTAAACAACAGAATGGTTTGCAAGGTCTGTCTGTAAATGCCTTCAATAACGAAAGCAACATCAGACATAACAATTGCAACAGTCTGAAAACCTGTTCTCAAAGACTTGGCAAAAATATCGCTTTTATCTGTCAATTCGCTGAAATATTCAACAGTTGCTTTCAGCGGCGGTCCAAGTTCAACAGCAATAGTTAATGCGGTGTCACGCGCTTTTTTCTCCAGCATGTCAAACATGTCAGCAGCGGCTTTGATTGCTTCCGCTTGCTTTTGCGTTATTTCATTGGATTCATTTAGCGTGTCATTAAATCCAACAAGATCAACACCGCGAACCGCTTTACCAAAGATTTCAAAAGCCCGCGCATTACGCATAACGGGGTCATTCATTTCGGAAAGACCTGCCGTTGTTTTGGCAAACAATTCATCAATAGACAAACTGCCAATATCGCTAAGACTTACACCAAGGGATTTGAATGAACGTTGCGCTTCAAAAGAACCATCTGCCGCTTTGGCAACAAACGTGTTAAAGCTAGACATTAGCCGCGCAGCGTTTTCAGCCTCGCCGCCATTTAGCGCCAGCGCCTCGCGCAGTTTAAGAATTGAATTAACAGCTACATCGTTGGCTTTGGCAACGTCTGCAATATCGTCAGCATATTTAAGCGCAGCCGTTCCAGCGGCAACCAAAGCCGTGGCAGCTATCTTGCCGTATTTTTCCACAGAATCGCCAAATTGTTCTAGCTTTTTGCTGGCTTCATCAATGCCACGGGTAAATTCGGCACTGTCAATTCCAAGCAAAACACCCAAACGGGCAATCATGTTAGCCATCTTGTTTCACCTTAAATCTGTCTTTTTCAAACCCCGGCGCTTGGCTCATAAACGCAAGTAGACTGTTGCTAACTTGTTGTTTTTGAACTTCTGGCGACAATGGTGGATAGATGTAATCGTAAGCGGAACCAATAATGTTGGCTAGCTTATATGGGCTAGATTTTCCTGTGTCACGGATATAGTTAAAAACACCCGCAATAAGTGTGCCAAGAAGCTCAATTGTTTTTTGGTTTCCAATGATTCCGTCGCCATACATTGCTTGAATCCGCAACATGGTAACTTCATCAAGTGCCGCTATAGATTCTGAAGTGTGCCCATTAAAGACCATAGCGGCCTCGACTTGCGCCCTTAATGAGCCTATCAGTTTCCCTTTGTTTCCTTGTAGGTTGGGCTGATAACTTCGCCAATCTTTTCACACAAGGCCAATTGGACGTTTAGCGGCCATTCAGCCTCAACATCAGCATAAGTGATGTCGGCTAGGCTGTTTTCGGGGTTTTCTGGCACCAACAAACGGATGTATTCAACAATCCGCTGTTCAGTCATAACTTTGTTTTTGGCGGCTTCCCGCATTGACTTTCCTTGAACAAAAATGTCGTTTTCAAGGAACGTGAACCCGGCCTCGGTAGCCTCTGCATCTTCTTTGAATTTCAGCAAAGGCTCCGTCAATTCGTTATATGCCGCATCAATCAATTCGGGGGCAGGATCGGTAATCCGCTTATACAGCGCATCAGTTTCAGCCACCAGCGGAATGCGGACTTTGAACGTAAAGCCACCAAGTTCAAATTTGCGGGTAAGGATTTCCCGGCGCATCTGTTCATAATTTGCGCCAAGTGCAGAACCTAGTCTTGTCATGTTTTTGCCCTAAATTTTTGAATGTATTTTTTGAGTTCCTCTGCAAGCCTGTTTACAGTTGATTGCGATTGGCTTTCAAGTGCTGGCCTCAGATACGGTTGTGACGGGTTTCTAGCTGTGCCAAATTCTTGGGCTATTGCCCTAGCATCGCTTTTAAACCCCATGAAAGATGCCGCTTCTTCAGCGGTAGCCCCCATTTTAAGAAGCCGTTTACGGGTACGGGCAAGCCCCTTACCTTCGCTCATGGCTTTCATTTTTTTACCGGATGCAGTGGTTACAACTGCAATCACGGTATCAGATTTGGTGATGTATTTAGAACGCCTGTCACGGCTTGTGGGCCTTCTGGCTTCTATTTGCAACAACGTCCTCAAAGCGCCAGTTTCAATTGGGGCTTTTTGTTGTGCCAAATCTAAAACTGGTTTGATAGCGGCTCTGGCAGCGGGAATAAGAACTTTGCTTCTGGCTTTTTTGTCGCCGATTTCTTCCGCAAGTTCTTCAAAGGCTTTCATTGCGTCACCGATGCCTTCTAGCTTGATGGTAACGCCGCCCATGTTATGCCCCCGGCTTGATAATCTTTTGGAACAATTGATTGTTCAGTTCGCTGACATATTGGACAACTTCGTTAGGTGTCATCTTGTCTGCGTGTTTTGCCGCTATTTCATGTGCAAGGCTAATTGCTGTCAACTTTTGCTGTTGAAACCCAAACCAGTCCTTTCTAGAACCGGATTGGGAAATCAAATAACTTAGCAAATCGTTTGTGTCTTTTATTGTCGTATTCATAGCTTATTCTGTTGTTTCTTTGACAGCAGTATATGGGTTGTATTTCTTCAGAAGTTCCAGCGCAATTGCTTCTGCTGTATCAGCTTTTACTTTTGCGTTTGCAACTTCTGAAGCAGAGACTGGCAAACCACGGGCAATCAAGTCTAGATCGCCATATGCGGAAACCAGCACATCAAGGGCTTCAGACACTTTCATTATGTGTTGCTCCAGCCGTATTGATTACCACGGGGGTGAATTGTGAAAGTGCATTTGGCTTCAGCATTAGGCGATGCGTCAATCTGAAATTCACTGACACGGCCATTAAATGCATAAGCAACGGTACTTGCTCCGTCCACAGCGGCAATTACAAAAGTCCGATCAACAATTCCGCTATAAGCATCAGAACGAATCTGAAGCAAAGCAGTATCGGACGGATTCCAAGCAGCCGTAATGGTCATGCTGGTTGGTGCCGATTGTGTTGGGATTTTGTCGGACTGGCGAGAACCAGCAACCGCAAAGTTTGCAACAGCATCGTCCTGACCAAATGCGGGGATTGCTTCAACGGGCACTTGCACACCAGCAGAGCCAGTGCCATTCGCAGTAGTGCCAACAATAGTCGCAACCTGCCCACTCCAAACAGAAAGGTTAGCCGTGGTCAGTGCCGTAGGGGTTGCAGCAGATTGCATCCAAAGTGATGCGCTAAAACCCGGTAGAACTTTATTTGGTGCAGCCATGATTACTCCTTAAACGTTGTTGGACCAACCATATTGGTTGCCGCGTGGATGAATTGTAAAAGTGCATTTCGCTTCTGCGTTAGGCGATGCATCAATCTGAAACTCGCTTACACGACCATTAAAGGCGTAATAAACAATGTTTGTTCCATCGGTAGCAGAAATAACAAATGTGCGATCAATCACGCCAGAGTAAGCATCAGCCCTCATAAGCAGCAAATTGGTATCTGAAGGATTCCAAGCTGCAGTGATTGTCATGCTGGTGGGGGCAGATTGCGTAGGAATCTTGTCAGATTGACGCGAACCAGCAACAGCGAAATTGGCAACGGCATCATCTTGGCCGAATGCAGGAATAGCCTCAACCGGCAAAAGATTGCCAGAAACAGCGATTGCCGCAACGTTAGCCAATGTTGCAAGTTGGGTGTTTGTCAATGCCGTAGGGCTAGAACCAGATTGGCAATAGAGTGCAGCACTGAATCCGGGCAAAACTTTATTTGGAAGCGCCATTTTGAATTTCCTTCAAGTTGGTTAAAAAATTGTCTTATGCCTGAATGTATAGTGTGCAATCCAGAAAAACTTGTGCAAGTTTGTCCGTGTTGTCATAGCTGTTGTACAGCCACTGAATATCTGTCTTGGTTACCCAAAAAGCATCAGCGCCAGTGCCGTAATTCCCGCTATAACCGTGCAAAGATTGTAATATTTGATTGGAAATCGTGAAACCATCTTCAATGCCTTGGGTAAAAATACTTACCTGAAAAACAGGCGTATCTATACCTTTTACGCTTTGAGTTGAACCTGTATAAACAGGCTGATGCACATTCCTAAGATTCCATGTAATAAATTTTGGCTGTGTTGCAAAATTTCGGTTAAAAGCAGCATACACAGGAATAGGCGACACAACTGATTCCAGTTTTTGCTGGAATGCCTTGCCATATTGAACGACGCTGTTTTGTGATGCCATTTATACCGCCGTAACAGGGTCTGTTCTATAGCAAAGCAATGTAACTTTCATTCTGTCATTGCTTTCACGAACGTCTGTAATTCGCCAATCATGGTTGCGCCATGTGATTGAATACAGGTTCTGATTATTGACAATCTCTCTGGTGTTTGGCGTAAAGTTCAAAGTGAAATTCACCAAATCCTGATAGACACGGTATTTTTCAGAAATACGCAGACTGTTGGCAACGTCATGCGTCAAAGCGCGTGTCTTGAACCATTCGGTAATAGTCGTATCTTGTTCACCAAATGACGATTTGGTAAAAGCCAAATTATTGACCGTGATTGATTCGTAACGCGCAATTCCCATTTACATCACCAGCGGTTTGTAGGGACGCAAAAGAACATCAAAGCCCATTGGGATGGTCTTTAGATTCATTTCCGTGGTGTTGCTTCTGTTGTTGTACAGATGCGTAAACAACAGCAATGCCGCCTGCTTGATTTGCGGATACGTCTGAAGTGGATTAGCCGCTGTCGTGTATTCCACAAAGATAGGCGCGGTCATTGACGTATTAAGGTCCGTTGGCAAGTTTTGCACAAGCAATTTGTTCCCGGACGGATCATATTGATAGTCTGAACTTGCCAGCAAAACCTTTGTTGCCGGAAAATCATTGTTGTAATAACCCACAACATTGATTGTGACACCCGGCAGACTTGGATATTGATTCTGACTAACTTCAGGCAAATCAAGGGCCACAGGGCTTGCAATCAGGCTTTCTGAGCCATACCAAACACGATAAGTGATTGGGAAAATTGTCAGCCCTAGATAGTCCTCAACCGCGCCACGCACAGCCAGTTCCAATCCCTTCAGATAATCATCCTGCGATTCATCACCCCAATTGTTCATCTGATTGGTGATTTCGTCCAGTGTCAGCCATTGCGTAACGACATCGCGGTTGATTTGCTCAACCTTGACATAGTTAAACGGATTACGGGTAGCACCCGCAAACGGATAACCTGTGTTAATTTCTGAAGGCATTTCGGCTCCTATTAGGCAGCAGAAGCACGGACACCAGCAAACGGGTTTCTGACGGAACTAACCATACGTTTTTCAGCAAACATGGTCACAAAGCCGGGGGCTGTTTGCTCCATCATCTGGATGTTCATTTCCTCAATGTCGGCAATTGTCAGGAATTCATCCCAGTTTGCCAAATAGATCGGGAAATCATCAGACAAGAAAGCGTTAGCAATCACAGGCCAGCCGAAAATGTTGCCAACCGCAGCGCCATCAGCCTCACCCACTTCAAGGAACAGCGGCAAGCCTTGGCTGTCTTTCAGTTGACGCAGCGTCTGAATCATTGTGGGTGTCATGTGCCATGCTGTACCGGGCAAAGACCAGTATTGCGGGGGCAAGGCATTGGCAATGTTTGTTACCTTGTTATAGGTAATTGCCACGCCACCAAGGGAGACTGTGGAAATACTGTGGATGCCATCGGTAATTGCCGTACCGCTAGAACCATACGCACTTGCGCTGGCACTGACATACATATCAAGACCGCGCAGACCATCGGTGCCGCCTGTTGTTGTCGTGGTTGAACCAGCTTGGTCATCATTAATCGCCATAGAAGCGGCTTCTTGGGTCATAAATTCCAAGAAAAGGTCTTTAACCAATGCTTCTTGCAGGCCATTTACATCGGACAAAACAGCCGTTCGGATAGGCAATTGCGCCGTAAGAACGCGCACAGGCAACTGCCAAATGCTTGTGTCGGTGCTAGGCGTACCGCTGTTAGGCGTAAACGTGTAGCCCCAAGGGTTTGTTTGGTTTGTAGCGTTACCAGTCTTGGCAACAAACTGTACATCTGAACCAGATGCCATGATTTGCCTTGCGCCCAATCGGAATGGATTGCCTCGACGCAGCGCAGAAAATGCTTCATCAAAGAAAACGCGACCACCGATGCCAGAACCGGAACCAGTCAGAGCCGACGCTTCTGCCAAATTGATATTCACCTTGCCGCCTTCGGCAATGGCTTTTTTGATTCCGTCTAGGATTTTTTCGGTGATATTCATGGTTATTCCTTAGTGCTTGAAAAAGGCAGGGGCCGTAGCCCCCGCCAAATGGCAACGCATTAGGTCGCAGTGCCGGTGGAGCGATAACGCACCAACGAAAAGGGGTCACGAACTGAATTACAAAGTCTCTTTTCCCCATAAAATGTAATAAATCCGGGGGCTGTTTGGTCGTATCTCCGCAGAACCATGTTCAGGCGATCAACGATGGTGTGAGCCTTTTGCCAGTCGCCGAAATACATCGGATACAGGCTAGTGGTGCCAGCGGAACCAGTGGTAGCTTGGCTCGGGTTATCAAGATATTTGTTAACCGTAACATCAAAACCAAGCAGGCGACCAACGATACCGTCGGTTTCACCGGGGTGCATACGCTCAAAGATCGGAGTACCGTTGCTGTCCTTGAGGCCACGAATCTGCGACAGCAGAACGGGGTTAATCATGAACTTAGCGGTAGTGGTCCAGTACTGCTGCGGCAGAGCATAAACCATGTTCACAACGTCTTGGTAAGTGATGTTAGCTGCGCCAACAGTGTTACCGTTCGTGGTGATCTGGTCATAGGTTGCCAGAGAGTGCAGACCGCTGCTAGAACCGGTTCCAGAAGAACCATAAGCAGCCGTGCTGGTGGTGCCGCCAGTGTAGGTAGCGTTAGCGCCGCCGTATTGGTCCAGACCGCGCAGACCGTCTGTGCCGCCGTAGCCGCCAGAAGTCTGGTCGTTGTTCTGAATCATAGACTGTGCTTCAAGCTGTGCAAATTCCAGCAGCATGTCGCTAACCACGTTGGATTCCAGACCATCAATATCGTCCAGTGCGGCGGTACGGATGGGGAACTGGCAGTTCATGTCTTTCAGGACAAGTTGCCAAATGGTTGTGTTTTCAGTCGTTGCCGCGCCGTTGTTCTGGATGGCATAACCAAAAGCTGCACCAGCATCGCCCGTTTTGGCCCGGAACTGATAGCTAGAACCATCGGTGGCAACAATGCGGCTGATGTCGCGCAGGGGGTTAGCCAAACGCAGAGCCACAAACACCGGGTCATAAGCGGTACGACCGCCTTTGCCATCACCGCCACCTGTCAGAGCCGATGCTTCTTTCAGGTATGCATCATATTGAGCATCGCTTTCAAACAGCTTGATTTCTTTTTCAAGCATACGGCCTTGCTTGGCAAAATCAGCCAGTTGCTCTTTAACCATGCGGTTAACGTCTTGATGCACAGATTTGGCTTTTTCGCGGTGAACCACGGGGGCTTGCACAGCGGCCACTTTGGCTTCCAGAGCAGCAACCATTTCCGACATTTCAGCCTTCACGGCTTCAACGGCAGCGGGGATTTGTGCCTCAACGGCTTGGATTTTCTCAGCTTGGGTAGCTTCGATGGCATCCAGTTTTTCAATGATTTCTTTAGACATGATTAGCCTTTCAAGCGTTTGTCTAGGAGTTTAAGAAGTTCGCGCTGTTCAAGAGCAGCGAGAATTTCCGCTTCGGTTGCCTCCGCATCAGAATCACTCTGAATTGGCGCAGTTTCAATCTGTTCTTTTGCAGCGTCACGCTGTTCAATTACAGACTTGAACACGGATGCGGCGGCAACCGCTTCCGATTTGGACAACCCTGCATCCCGCAGAGCCGCTTCCAATACTTTCAAATCAGCAGAACCATCTGGACGGAAATATTCCAGCTTGCTGACTTCGGCTTTTGTGTTGTTGGGGTGAATTACCACGCTAACTTCCGACAAGCCGCCTTTGGTGATTTGAAAATAACCTTCATCCCAATAATCGCCAGAACCTGCGGGGAAAGTATCGCCATCTTCTTTAACCCACTGATATTCCTCAGCATAAGCGCCAACAGAAACACCGCCAAACATCATTGGCGATTCTTTCATTACGGCATACAAATCTTTGCCTTGTTGGGTGTTCATGTAAATGCGGCCTGAAGCGTTCATACCGCTTTCAGTCATTTCAAAGTCAGTCCATTCGCCAACGGGAATGTTGCTGCTTTCGTGATTCACGAACATAGGAAGTGGTCTGCCTTTGGCGGCAAATTCTTTTGCCCATTCCATAAAACCTTCAGGCTTGTAGAAGAAACGTCGACCATCTGCGCCTTCCCGTGCGCCCCAAGTCGTTACTGTGGCTTCAATCAAGCCGCATTCGTTTCCTGCCTTTTCGGCTACCAGTTTGGCTTCGCAAACCAGCGTCAAGTGTTTGGTCATGGATAACCCCTACAGTTTTGGTCAGGTCAATATCTTGTATTTTAGGGGGCCTGCCGCGCTTTTTTGGCGGTTCAGCATTTGGCTTATAAGTTGCCAAGGATGCTATCACTAATTTAAAAATAAGTGACACTTTATTTGCCGATGTTCATTTTCCGGGTTTGGTTGCCACCACCGCCACCCGTGTCTTGTGGGCTAGAGCCTGAAATTGGCTCTGATTTTTGGTTTTTTGACACCAGTTCATCGCCTTCGGCGTGTTCTGGCATTCCAAGATATTGCCGCGCTTCGTTGGGGGTCATAATTCCCGCCGAAACGCCAGCCGATGCAAAATTCATCTGGTCAAGTGGCGCACCTTTTAAGAAATTGCGCGTATCAAACTCAACCGACAAATTCGGATATCCGGGGAAAAGGTGTTGCTTGAGTTTTTGCTGAACATTCACCAAAAGCGGATACATAGTGGATTTATAGAATTCATCCAGCATAGTTTGTGTGTTGTTATATTTTTGATCGGCGATTCCAACCATTGCCGGGGGAACGCCAAACACGCCACACAGACGTTTCATGGTTTGTAGCTTCAAGGCGGCTGCGTCTGCGTCCTGAAGGTTCAACATCTGAATTGGCTCATACGTCATGCCATTATCAAGCAACATTCCTTGACCGGCTTTGGACGCATCGCTGTCCTTGCTACCAGTCATTTGGTTCCATGCCTCTTTCAGACGGGCAGCAATTTCCTTGTATTTGCCATCAGGGATAATTGCCTCGGTACGGAACAAACCAGACGGTTTTGCGCCGTTTTGCATGATGTAGTTTGCGTATAGGTCAATGTCTTGGTCAAGGCCAACCAGTTCAGCGGCCAAAATACCTTTATTGAAACCAGCGGAACCTTGCCACGCTTGGTCTGTAACGTGCATGATTTGGTAATACGGCAATTGATTGCCGTTTTGGAACCCGTAATAGTCAGGCGCACCCATCGGGGTAGACAGACGGTATGTCGGGTAACGGGTAGGCGTAACCGTGGGGGCAATCAAAGTGCTGTCCAGCACATACATTTCTAGCGGGGTTTGTGTGCTATTTTCTTGGTCTTTGCGCCACCAAAGCGTAAACGCCTCTCCAGACAACTCGTGCCACATCAGCCACTGATACCAGAACTCGTATTGGCTTTGAAAATTGTTAGGGTTTCCAAGCAAACTTAGTACAGATTTTGCTTTGGCTTTGTCGCGGGGGCCTACTTTGTCGGAACGCACCGCATCAACAAAGGTTCCGTTATCGTCTTGGTAAACAACCCTAATAGGCAATTGAGCCAAAGAACGGGCTTTTACGCCAACGCAAGCCATAACGGTGCTGTTGCGCGACAGAACCGACATATCCACCGGACGACCAGCATTGGTGGTGCTGGCGGTGGTAACGTAAAGGATTTGTTGGGCAACTTGTGGGCCTTTTTGACCAGCCGCCCATAAAACGTTATTTCCAAGGGCTGTTTGTCCAAAAAGCGTATTGCTTTCGGCCTTCTTGGTGTCTTTGCGCTTGAAAATGTCAAGAATTGCCATGTTTTACCTCAGAAGGTACGAAACCCAAAACCGCTTGTAGCGGGGTTGTCCAAGGAACAGTGCATGGCAATAATCATTGCAATGATTCCGTCCACCTTGGCGCTTTTATCGGCTTCATTCTTGCGAATTTTGATGTTTCCATTCACATCCTCATAAACTTCACAGTTTCCTAGCTGCCAGCCAACGAAAGCGTTTCCATTATGCCTTATTTGATAATTCATCAATAGTTTTTCGACATGCTTGCTTGGATTGGACAAAACAGCCATTCCTTGCCCCACTTTTTTGACTGGCAAGCCGTTTTCCACCAATCGAGCCACCAAACTTGCAGCGTTATAGGCATCAAAGCCAATCTCTTTTACATCGTACTTTTGGCACTGTTGGACGATGTAATCGCTGATTTCCCTATCGTCCATAACGTTGCCTTCGGTAATGTGCAGGATTCCTGATTGCCTTGCAACCCTAAATATGTCCCCGTAATGTTTAGGAATGAGGCCATAACCATCTTCTGGCAAAAAGAACTTAAATTCAGCTTCGTAATCATCCTCTGCATATCTTTTAAGCGTACAAACAGCGTTCAAATCTCGCGTTGCCGCCAAGTCAAACCCAATAAACACCGCTTCAGGCTCAC